CCGCACCGTGCGCCACAACAACCACCCGGTGCTCACCAGCTGCGCCGCCAATGCCGTGACCGATACCGACCCGGCCGGCAACCGCAAGCTGAACAAGATCAAGGCTACCGGCCGAATCGATCTGATCGTGGCGGCAGTGATGGCATATGCCAGCGCGGCATCTCAGGCCGAGGACGTAGTCGTGCCGCAAGTGTTCACCCTGGATCTCGCATGACCGCCACACTCGACCTGACCCGGCGGGCCCACACCGCCAACACCCTGATGTCCTGGCTAGCCTCAAACGATGGCGCCATGGACCGGGCCGGCGTGCGGCCGGCGCCACAGGCCGCCATGGAAAACGGCGTCACCACCGGCCTCACCGCCGAGCAGCTCATGGCCACGCTCGGCCTGGCGCAGGTCACTGCTGCTGGCGTACCTGTCACGGCCGATGTGGCGCTGCGCGTCTCCACCGTCTACGCCTGCGTGTCGCTGCTGGCCGGTGCCATCAGCACACTGCCATTCGCCATCTTCGAGCGCGACGGCAACGCCCGTAAGCGCGCCGACCACGACTACTGGTGGATGCTCAACGAGCAGGCCCATGGCGACAGCACGGCAGCCGCTGCCTGGGAGCAGCTCATCTCCGGCAAGCTGTTCTACGGTGACGGCTTCGCCAGGCTGGAGCGGGCAGGCTACGCCAGCACCCGCGTGATCGGCTGGAAGCCCATGCACCCGTTGAGCGTGCAGCCCTTCCGGGCGACCGATGGCACGCTCTACTACCGCCACCAGCCCGATCGGGGCGAGCAAGTCACCCTCGACGCGTCCGACGTCATCCACCTGCCCAGCCTGGGCTTTGACGGCCTCACCAGCCCCAGCCCCATCACCTACGCCGCGCGCGAGGCCATCGGCATCAGCGTGGCGGCCGAGCAGTACAACGCCCGCTTCTTCAGCCAGGGTGCCACGTTCGACTACGCGCTCAAGACCGCGTCGACGCTGAAGAGCGAGCAGCTGTCCGACCTGCGTGAAAGCCTGCGCGCCCGGGTGCAGGGCGGCTCGCGCGGCCCGCTGATCCTCACCGGCGGCCTCGAGCCGGCCAAGCTCAGCGTCGATCCCAAGGATGCCGAGATCCTGGCCACCCGGCTGTTCAGCGTCGAAGAGATCTGCCGCATCTTCGGCGTGCCGCCCCACATGGTGGGCCACACCGACAAGACCACCAGCTGGGGCTCTGGTATCGAGCAGCAGGGCATCGGCTTCGTGCGCTACACGCTGCAGCGCCACCTCACGCCCATCGCCCAAGAGTTCAACCGCAAGCTCTGGCCGATCCGCCAGCGCTTCTTCGTCGAGCACATCACCGACGCGCTGGTCAAGGGCGACCTGAAAAGCCGCTACGAGGCCTACCGCATCGGCCTGGGCCGTGCCGGCGAGCCGGGCTGGCTCTCGCCCAACGAGGTGCGCCGCCTCGACAACCTGCCGCCCATCACCGATGGCGAAACCATCAACAAGGGGAGCGCCGATGCGCCGAAACAACCTGCTGCAGCTGCTCGCTGACAACCGCGCCAGCTTCACTCCGATCGAGCAGCGCATCGTCGCTGCCGCCCAGGGCGAGGCCACCATCTACCTCTACGACCCGATCGTGTCCGATCGCGTCACCGCTGAATGGTGGGGTGGTGTGTGCGCCCAGGACTTTGTGCCTGCCATGCGCAGCATCGAAGCCGAGCGCATCCACCTGCGCATCAACTGCGGCGGCGGCGATGTCTTTGCGGCCGAGGCCATCTGCCAGGCCATCCGGGACCAGTCGGCCCACGTCGTGGCCCACATCGAAGGCGTGGCGGCCAGTGCTGCCACCGTCATTGCCTGTGCGTGCGATGAGGTGCTGATCAGTGCCAACAGCAAGTACATGATCCATGAAAGCTGGACCTTTGCCATGGGCAGCAAGCGCGACCTGGCGCAGGTCATCGACCTGCTGTCCAAGGCCGACCAGACCATGATGGCCGAGTACGTGCGCAAGACCGGCGCCAGCGCTGAACAGGTGCAGACCTGGTGCGAGGCCGAGACCTGGTTCACCGGCCAGGAAGCCATCGACGCAGGCTTTGCCGATGCACTGGCCAATGACGTGCAAGCGTCTGCACAGCAAGCCGGCCCCAAGGCTGCGTCGCGGCACTGGCGTCTCAGCGCCTACGGCCATGCCCCCAAGCTGGCCAAGCCTGCCGATCCGACCGAGCAAGACCCCCCCCTCACAAAACCTCCGGCGTTGATTGACGCCAGTGACGACCACCGCGCCCGGCAACTGCAACGCCTGCAGCTGCTCGAGCGCACCGCCATCGCGTAGCGCCCTCGCGCAACCGATCCAGGCCCGCCACCCCGGCGGGCTTTTTTTGTCCCACCCAGAAAGGAATCACCATGAGCAAACTCGCTCAACTGCGCGAGCGCCGCAACGTCAAGGCCCAAGAAGCCAACACGCTCAACGCCCGCTTCCCCGCCGACCAGCGCATGCCTGCAGCCGATGCTGCCAACCTGGACACTCTGCTGGCCGAGATCGAGGCCATCGACGGTGACATCACCCGCGAGTCGCGCCTGGCCAAGCTGGCCGCCGAGCAGACCGACAACCTGCTCAACCGCGTGCGCGACGACGCCACCCGCGACCCGTCCAAGCAGACCGAGCACAGCAAGGCCCTGCGCGCCTTCCTGGGCGGTGGCATCAGCGCTTTGGACGATCGCCAGCGGCAGGAGTTGACCGCCCGCGTCAACCCCGACATCCGCCAGGCCATGAGCACCACCACCACCACGGAGGGTGGCTACACCGTGGCCACCGAGTACATGCGCTCGCTCGAGGCGGCCATGAAGGCTTACGGCGGCATGCTGGACGTGGCCGACATCATCCGCACCGCCTCGGGTGCCGACATGAACTTCCCCACCACCGATGCCACCGCTGAAGTCGGTGAAATCGTGGGTCAGAACAGCGCCGCCAGTGGCCTGGACACCACCTTCGGCAACACGGCCCTGTCCGTCTACAAGTACAGCTCCAAGAAGATCGCGCTGCCCTGGGAGCTGCTGCAAGACAGCTTCCTCGACATCGAGGCCTACATCCAGGAGCTGCTGGCCATCCGCCTCGGTCGCATCACCAACCAACACTTCACCACCGGGACTGGCACGGGCCAGCCCCGCGGCATCGTCACGGGCGCAGCATTGGGCAAGACTGGCGCAACCAGCCAGACCACCACGGTGATCTATGACGACCTGGTCGATCTGGAGCACAGCATCAACCGGGCCTACCGCCGCAGCGCCAAGTTCGGCTTCATGATGGCCGACAGCTCGCTCAAGGTGGTGCGCAAGATCAAGGACACCCAGGGCCGTCCGATCTTTGTGCCGGGCTACGAGACCGGCGCGCCTGGCGGTGCCCCCGACCGCCTGCTGGGCCGCCCGATCACGATCAACGATGACGTGGCCGCGATGGCTGCCAATGCCAAGTCGATCCTGATGGGCGACTTCAGCAAGTACAAAGTGCGCCAGGTGATGGACCTCACCCTGTTCCGCATGATCGACAGCGCCTTTACGCTGAACGGCCAGGTGGGCTTCGTGGCTTTCCAGCGCATCGGCGGCAACCTGGTCGACGCCGGCGGCGCCGTGAAGTACTACGCCAACAGCGCCACCTGATCGCCTCCAGCGACAGGCCCAGCCCGCCGCCGCCAACGCCGCGGCGGGCGTCTCCCCACCCCTCAAGGATTCACCCATGAGCAAACTCGCTCTTGCCCTGGTGCTGTGCGATGTCGCGGCCCACGCACTGAAGGCCGGCAACCTGGTCGAGGCCGATCCCGCCTTGATCAAGGCCCTGGCCGCCGATGGCTCGGTCGACCCGCACCGCGAGGCCGTTGCCTACGCCAAGTCGCAGAACGCTGCCGTGCAGCGCAGCTCGATCGAGCTCGAGGCCGAGACCCGTGCTGCAGTTGCTGACGCCAAGCGCGTCGAGATTGCCCAGCTGATGGACTTGCATGGCAAGGCGGAAGGCGACACCGCCGACGCGCTGGCCAAGCAGATCCAGGCCGCTCAAGCCGCGCTGGCCGACTTGGTCGGCTGAACCCGGGCTTTGCCAGTAGCTGAACCACACCAAGGACAAGCATGACCATCCAACTGCTGACCGACTACGGCTATGGCCGCTTCACGATCCCGGCTGGTCGTGTGGTCAACGTGTTCAACGCCGCCACCGAGGCCGGCCTGATTGCGGCTAAGCAAGCCATCGCCAGTGGGGCCGCCGTCAACTGGGTCGAGCCCAGCGACCAGCCTGTCTATGACCAGCTGCAGCCGTCCGAAATTTCCGAAGTTCGATCCCTGGTGTCACAGTATGGGAAACAGCAGGGCCTTTTTGTCAGCGTTGGCGATTCGCTGACGGCGCGGTATGACGCGCCAACGGGCGCCAACGTCATCGGGCAATCGACCAGCTTCATGTCGTGGGCCGCTGCATTCTTGGGCCAGCGTGTGCTGCCGTTTGCCAAGGGTGTGAGCGGCAACACCACGCAGCAGGTGCTTGACCGCTGGGCCACCGATGTGACGCCGCTGGCGCCTGTCTGGGTGCATATTCTGTGCGGCGGCAACGACATCACCGCAGACGTTGCATCGGCAACGATCATTGCCAATCTGTCGTCAATGGTGACGCTGGCGCGCAGCACGGGCGCCAATGTCGTCATCGGCAC